TCAGGCGATCTGCCGGCCAAACCACACCACCCGGCCGATGACCTCGAACTCGGCCCCTGCGCCGGCCAGATCGACGGTAAAGGTCTCATACAGCGGATTGGCGCTCTTCACCTGCACCGCGCCGCCCGGCAGCCGTTGCAGCTGCTTGACGAAGATGTCGTCGCCGATGCGGATCACGAACAAGCCTTCGCCGGGGTTGCGCTCGGCAGTGTTCACCAGAATGGTGTCGCGGTCTTCCAGCACGCCGCTCATGCTGTCGCCCTTGACGCTGATCACCGCCAGATCGCGCGGCGAGGCGTTGAGATAGTTCTTTACCCAGTAACGGCGGAAGGCCATATAGAACATAGCGTGTTCGCCCGAAGCGCTGGTTCCAAAACCGGCCGACGCCTTCAAGTTATAACGCGGTATAAAACAGAACTCCTCATGCACGCCCGGCGGCACGAAATCGTCATCCGCGTCCAGCGGACGCGCCGCCCTGCCGCGCTCGCTCTCGCCCGCCGGCTCGGGAGGCGCCGCCGCCTCGTCGCGCATCGCCCCTTCGCCGTGCAATAGCCAAGGCAGACGGCAGCCGCTGCTGGCCGCGATCTTCTGCGCGGTCGCCATTCTGGGCACGCCGCCCTTGTACCACATATTGGTGAAGGAGCCTTTGTTGATGCCGATGCGCGCCGCCCAGGCGTATGGCTTTTCGGCGCCGATCAGCAGTTCCAGCCGCTGCTTGAAATCCGTAGCCTGCAGAGAATTTTCCATTTGGAACTCCATCAGTTGCATGTACCACTGGACCGACCCTCCAGAGTACTATTCTTTTGTCATTTCATCCAGTGGAACTGACATGCGTAGTGACATCCCGCTGCTTGTTTAGTTCAAAATACCCATCTAGAATAGCCACTAAATGACAAATCAGTTCCAATTATTCTATTTTTACAGTTGAAACTTATACTTAAACTGATGACCAAGGCAAGTTAGTTCTAAAAAAACACCCAATAATACACGGCTGTCTGTCTTCTCCGTGATCAGGAAATTGTAACTTATTTAGAACTTACTGTCTCCCAAGGCCATTCGCGACCTCCTGGAGCTTCCGTGATGAATACTCTTGCGCAATATCCCGCCCTGCCTTCCACCATGCAACTGGTCGCCAAGCTGATCGGCATGCCTCGCACGCTGCAGCTGGTGCAGGCGCTAGGCGGCACGACCCTGCCGTTCTCCAAGAATCAGAGCCGCGCCGGCCAGCTGCGCTTCGCCGCGCTGGTCGATGTGATCGGCCAGGAGGCGGCGGAACGGCTGACCCATCATTTCGGCGGCGACATTTTGTACATCCCGCGTTGCAGCCAGGCGCTGCGCCAAGCGCGCAATCAACAACTGATCCGCGACTTCGACGAATTGCTGGCCGATGGCCTGGGTGCCAATGAGGCAGTCGGCGTGCTCGCCATGCGCTACCACCTGAGCGACCGCATGATATGGCGCGTGTTGAAAACGCCGCCGGCGCCGGGAGAAGTGCATTGATCGTTTCCCGAACCTAGGAGAACCCGCATGGCCAGCCGCGCCATTTCCGATCTGCACCCGCAACTGCAACCGCTGGCCGAAACCTTCCTGCGGCGCTGCCGCGACCACGGCGTAGATCCGTTGATCGTCTGCACCTGGCGCTCGGCGGCCGAGCAGGACGCGCTTTACCAGCAAGGTCGCGACAAGCCCGGCCTGATCGTCACCTATGCCCGCCCCGGCGAATCCGCCCACAACGCCATGCTGTACGGCAGCCCGGCCGCGCGCGCCTTCGACGTCGTGCCCCTGGTCGGCGGCAAACCGGTCTGCGACGCCGACCATCCCCACTGGCAAACCATGGGACGCATCGCCCTCGGCCTGGGCCTGTATTGGCATGGCCAACTGGACGCGCCCAGCCGCGAATTCCCGCATTTTCAACTGTCACTGGAGCCCTGAGCATGCATCCCGCCGACTTGCTGTGCAGTCCGCGCAGCCGCCGCATCAGCCATAGCCGGCTGTGGGCCAACGTGGCCTGCGCCGCCGCCACCGCGATGTTCCTCCGCGACGGCTGGCGCGGAGCGCTGACGCCGGACATCTGGCTGATCTACCTGGGCGTGGTGGGCGGCTATTCCGCCTCGCTGCGCATGATCGCCGCCTATCGCGACCGGGGCCAGCCATGATCAGCCTGTCCACCCTGCGCATGAGCGGCTGCCTGCTGCTGCCCATTCTGTCCGCCGCCGCTGGTTATGCCGCGGGCAGCGCCCACAGCCGCCATGTCTGGCAGGCCGAAATGGCGGCCAAGGTTGCGGAACTGCAGGCCGGTCACAGCCAGCAGCTGCAACAACAGCAAGCCGCCGCGCTGGCATGGCAACGGCAATGGCGGCAACGCATGGACCAGCTGGAAGGCCAGCTGCTGGACAAGCAAAACGCGCTGCAAGCCCTGCGGCGCCAGCAAACGCAAAGGATAGACGATGTCGCCCGCCACGATGGTCCCCGCTTTACTGGCCTTGGCCCTGACGGCCTGCGCCTCTACCGCCAGCTCCTTGGCTATCCCGCCGACCTGCCCGGCGCCCAGCCCCTACCTGCTGGATCTGCCGCCCAAGCCGCCGGCGCCGATGGCGGGCTACCGCCAGCCGACCTCCTCGCCCACGCCGCCGACTACGGCGCCTGGTGCGGCGAGCTGGAGCAGCGCCTCCTCGCCCTGAAACAACTCTTCACGCAACAGGAACCCCAACCATGAGCGATTTCTTTGATCGCGCCAGCGAACTGGAAACCGAATTCCGCGAACAGGCGCTGGCCCGCCATTTCCAGCAACTGCAATCCAGCGGCTACAGCCATTGCGAGGACTGCGGCGAAGCGATACCGGCCGCGCGCCGCGCGGCCATACCCAGCTGCACCCGCTGCGTGCAGTGCCAGCAACAGGCGGAAGACTGAGAGGTTTCACGTGGAACAGGACAACCTAATGGCCCTGGGCCGGATAGAAGGCAAGCTGGACATGATCGTCGCCCACCTGGCCAAGCAGGACAAAAAGCTGGAAGAGCTGGATGGCCGGCTGCGCGACGTGGAAGTGCAGGCCGCCAAGAGCGGCGCCTTGTCCGGCGCCATCTCCGCGCTGCTGGTCGCCTTGGCCGGCGAAATGCTCAAACGCGTACTGCACTGACACCCCTCAACTAAGCCGCGCGGCGCTACTGGCCGCACACTGCCCCCATCCCCGCCTTCTCCAAGGAATGATCATGTCCATGCTGATCACGCTGCAAACCGCCATCGCCGACCGCCTGCGCCAAGGCATGGGCCAGATGGTGCGCGAAGTGGCGTCCGACCTCGACGAAACCGCCCTGTGCGGCCTGCAATTGTCCCACGGCGACTACGCCAGCCGCATCACCCCCGGCCAGGCCAGCCCCACGATCAACCCGCAGGCGCTGGCCCGGCTGCCGGCGCTGTGGACCGTGGCCGGCGGCATCGTCTCCAGCCAGCCGCAATCGAGCCAGCGCCTGCGCTACAAGGCCAACGCGCTGTTCACCGTCATCGTCGGCGACCGCCTGCAAGCCGATGCCGCCTACAAAGGCGCCGGCGTCTGGCAGCTGGTGTACGCCGTGCGCCGCCTGCTGGCCTCGCAGGACTTCGGCCTCGCCATCAACCCGCTGCTGCCGGAAAAAGTCCGCCCGCTGGGCCAGGCGGCGCGCGACGGCCAGCCGTGGAGCCTGGTGGCCTGCGACTTCAGCACCTACTGGCTGGACGAGGCGCTGGACAATGGCCACTGGCCCGCGCCGCAAGGCGACACCGATCCGGACGCGCTGTTCCGCGTCTTCGGCGGCCGCCTGGAAGACCCGGCCAAACCCGCGCAAAGCGTGCAACTCAATTACCACGTCGCCGGTTCCTCCGGCGTCAAGGCCCAGGACGTCGTCAACGCACCCAAAGCCTGAAGCCGCCTCGGCCTTTCCCCTCGCCGCGCCGCTCGGCGCGGCTCCTTTCCCAACCGCCAAATCAGGAGTTTTTCCTCATGGCCAGCCCCAACATCAGCTTCGACCAGATTCCGGCCTCCATCCGCAAGCCGGGCAAGTACTTCGAGTTCAACACCAAACTGGCGGTGCGCACGCTGCCGGGCAATCCGCAGCGCATGCTGGTGATCGGCCAGCGCCTGGCCGATAGCGCTGCCCAGCCGGCCCTGGCCGCGCTGGACGTGTTCAGCGACGAGCAGGCCGCCCAGGCTTTCGGCCGCGGTTCCTTCGCCCACCTGATGGCGCGCGCCGCCATCAATGCCAACCCCTACCTGCAGCTGACGGTGATCGCCGTCGATGACAATCCCGCCGGCGTGCCGGCCGTCGGCAGCTTCACCTTCAGCGGCCCGGCCACCGCCGCCGGCGTGCTGAGCCTGTACATCGGCGCCGCCCGCGTGGACGTCGCCGTCGCCGCCGGCGACGACGCGCCCAAGATCGCCGCCAACGCCCAGGCCGCGCTGGCCAAGCTGAGCGACCTGCCGATCACCGCGGCCGCGGCCAAGGAAGTGCTGACTGTCACGGCCCGCCACAAGGGCAGCCTGGGCAACGCCATCGCGCTGAAGGCGCAGGAGCAGATCGCCGGCCTCGGCGTCGTCATCGCGCCGATGAAGGGCGGCGCCGGCGATCCAGACATCGCGCCGGCCCTGTCGGCCGTAGCCAGCGGCGGCCATCAGATCATCGCCAGCCCGTTCACCGGCGATGCCGCGCTGACCGCGCTGCGCGCCCATCTGGACTTCGTGTCCGGCCCGCTGGAGCAGCGCGGCGCCATCGGCGTGATCGCCAGCACCGGCGCGCTGGCCGACGCCAGCGCCCTGTCCGCCAAGCTGGCCAGCGGCCGCATCACTGCCGCTTGGTATCGCGGATCGGCCAAGCTGCCTGGCGACATCGCCGCCGCCTACGCCGCGGTGATCGCCAGCGAGGAAGATCCTGCCCGCCCGCTCAATACGCTGGAAGTGAAAGGCCTGGACGTGGTGGACTTGTCCTCCCGCACCACCCGCACCGAGCAGGAAAGCGCGCTGTACAGCGGCGTCACCCCGCTGGAAGTGGCCGCCGGCAACCGCGTGCAGATCGTGCGCGCCATCAGCACCTACACCAAGGACGCGCAGGGCGTGGACGACGTGTCGCTGCTGGACATCACCACCATCCGCACCCTGGACTACGTGCGCCGCGCCTGCCGCGAGCGCATCGCGCTGCGCTTCCCGCGCGAGAAGCTGTCCGACCGCACGCCGTCCAAGGTCCGCTCCGAGCTCTTGGACGTGCTGTACAAGCTGGAAGAGCTGGAAATCATCGAACAGGTGGAAGCCAACAAGGCCGGCCTGATCGTGGAGCGCGATCTGCAGGACGCCAACCGCCTGGACGCCAAAATCCCGGTGGACGTGGTCAACGGCCTGCACGTGTTCGCCGGCCGCATCGACCTCTTGCTGTAACACCCTCCCCTTTGCCGGCCGGCGCCGCCGGTCGGCCCCTTCTCTAGAACCCACAAGGAAAGACTCATGGCTCTCAAAGAATACGCAGGCTCCATCGTCCTGGAAGTGGACGGCCAGGAAATCGATGTCATCGACCTCAACGTCAGCAGCAAAACCGGCCGCAAGCTGGTGAAAACCATGAACTCCAGCGGCCGCGCCAAAGGCTTCGCCCGCGGCGTGTCGGAATACGAACTGGCCGTCACCGTCTCCATCCCGCTGAGCGGCGAGATCGACTGGGAGGCGATCGAAGGCGCCAAGCTGACCGAATTCCCGCTGGCCCCGGGCGGCAAGCGCGTGAGCTACCTGGACTGCTTCACGCTGGAAGTCGGCGAGAAATACGGTGTGGAAAACGAAGCTCGCCGCGACATCAAGCTGATGTCGCTGCGCAAAGTGACGGAGTGACTCCACTAAGTCGTTAATCCGTGCTGCCTGTGTCTTCAACAGGCAGCACGTCACCACTGGCAGGTTGCGATGACTCAAAAACCACGGAATCAACAAACAAACGAGGGATTCGATCTCGTCCAACATGCGCTGTCTTTTCAGGGGAAGGACAAAATCGCCGGCCTAACCGAGGCCCAAACCCGCGCTTACGCCTCTGCGGTCATGCAGAAAGAAAGCGCCGGCAAGGTTAACAGCGACAACAAGCAGGGCTACTACGGCCAATACCAGTTCGGCGCGGAAGCGCTGGTAGAAACCGGGCTGGTCGACCGCGAAAAATACAATGCCGCTATCGCCGCTGCCAAGAAACTGTACGGCAAAGCTTGGCGAAAACAATGGTATGCCAAGAACACTGGCCTGCACGCCAAATTCTTGGAGGATGAATCCAACTGGAAAACGCCGGGCGGTCTCAGCAGCTTTCTTGGCGATAAAGCCCTGCAAGACGCCAAGTTTGTTGAATACACCAACAAACAAATCCAGCAGGGCATCAAGTTAAAGGCCATCAACGCCAACGACTCCGCGGAGAGAATCGCGGCCTTCGCCGGCGCGGCGCATTTGAAAGGCGTTGGCGGGGCCAGCGCGCTTTTCAAGCAGCACAAAGAAACCCGCGACGGCAATGGCACCTCGACCGCCGAGTATGCGCAGCGCGCGCAAAGCGCCATCAACCGTTTGGCGCCGCAAGTGGAGCAAGCCATGCAAGGCGGCCATGCCGCCGCGCAGCCTACGCCAGAAGCGCCGGCTACGCCTGCGGCCCTCCCTGCCAACGCACATGATGGCATCGACACAGGCACGGCCCATCCCGCCCGCCCAGCCATCCAAGCAGGCCAACAGCAGGCCAAAACGGCCATGCCAAAAGACCCGCCCTCGTCCGCAACGCCAAGCACCGCTTCGGGCGCTCAGGGGATTTTGAGTCAAAGAAGCCGATTTGACGGCTACCGATACAAACTCGGCGGCAACGGCGAGCAAGACGCCAAGGGCGTCAAGCGCATCGACTGCTCGCATCTGGTCAACCAGGCGATCAAGGGCGCGGGCTACGCCATTCCGTACCAGACCACCGCCGACATGGCGCATTCCAAGTATTACGAGGAAGTCGATGCCAAGGATGTCAAACCCGGCGACATCGCGCTGTGGAATGGCGACAAGCATCACACCGGCATCGTCGAAGACTACGACGCCAAGACCGGCAAAGGCAGCTTCTTCGGCGCGCAGTCCAAGAAAGGCGCGTCCAGCGCCGCCATGGGCAAGGGCGCATGGTGGGGCCAACCGCAAAAATTCCTTCGTCCCAAGGCCGAGTATCTGCAAGCGCCATCGCCGGCTGCCGGACAAAAAACGCCTCAACCCAAACCTGAGGCGTCGCAACCCGTCTCGCGGAAACCAAGCGCGGCGAAATCCACCGCGGCGGCATCCGCCCAGCAACCCGCGGCATCCGCTGCCGTGCAAAAGCTGCTGCGGGCCGAAGGCAGCACCCGGGTCTACCAAATGGCTGACGGCACAACGCAGACGCGCAGCGGGGGCACCGTGGCCTGGCGCAACAACAACCCGGGCAACTTGAAGTTCGGCTACGCCGGCAGCCACGACAAAACCGACCACAGCAAGCGCAGCAAGGCCCGCGCGTTGTCCGACGCGCAAAAACGCTATCAGGGCGTGGTCGATCTGGATCAATGGGGCAACGCCATCTTCGCCGACGAAGCGGCGGGACGCGCGGCCAAGGCTCAATTGTTGACCCAGCAACACGGCGACAAGACCATCGAGCAGATGCTGCCGAAATACGCGGTGTCCGACTACTCGGGCAAGGCCCATCACGCCCAGTACGCCGAGGGCATCTACCAGCTGGCCGCCAGCCGCGGCCTCGACCTGCATGGCAAGAAAATCAAGGACCTGACTCATCCCGAGTTCGAGGCTCTGATGGACGGCATGAAGAAAGTGGAAGGCTTCAAGGCCGGCAAGGTGGCAGTCAGTGGCGCGTCCAGCGCCAGCCCCGCATCGCCATCCTCTGCCGAGCCCCACACCACGCCGCCGGCCAAAGCGACCATCGCCGCCAAACCGGCTGAATCGGCTGGCCCAAGCGCCGCAGCGCCCAAGCCGGCCCCCCCGGCCAAAAAATCCGCGCCGACCAGTCAAGCCGCACCTGCTCTCGGCAATACAGCCGAATCGCAGCTATCCGCCCTGATCGGCCAACTCAGCGCCGCGCTGGCGCAGCTGGCGCAACCAATACGCGTGGTGGTCGATGTCCAAAACGGCAATATCGTCGCCGCCGTCAACGCCGCCAACAGCCAACAACAAAGGAGGAATTGATGTTCAGCCTCAATGTATCCACAGGCGCCCTGGTGGACGCCAGCTTTCGCGGCGTGCGCTTCGACTGCCTGAAAAGCGTGGACAGCGCGCAGCGCGACCAGGCGCTGCACGAATACCCCTACAAGGATGGCGCGGATGTGGAAGACCTGGGCCGCAAGGCGCGCAAGGTGTCGTTGTCCGCCATGTTCTGGGGCAAGGACTACCCGCGCCGGCTGCGCGAGCTCGTCGCCGCGCTGGATGCCGCCGGCCCCGGCGAGCTGGTACACCCTGTGTTCGGCAGCATGCCGCAGGCGCAGGTGTTGGATTACCAGATCAGCCACGACGCCGACGCGCCGGACTCCTGCACCGTGGACATCAACTGGGTGGAAGCCACGCCGGGCAATCCGTTTTTCGCCGCCGGCGCCGCCTTGCCGCAGGTGGAAGCCATATCGTCCCTGGTGGACAAGCTGCGCCAGACGGCCGGCGAGGCTTTCTCCAAGGCGCAAGGCGTGGTGGCGACGGCCAAGGGCGCGCTGAGCCGGGTGGCCGCGCTGCGCCAGCAGCTCACCGCCACGGTGGGACAGCTGGCGAAAATGGCCAATCAGGCGGTGGCCCAGGCCACGGACCTGCTGGCCTATCCGCAGGCCTTCGTCTCCCAGGCTGGCCAGCTGGTGGACGCGGCCGCCAATTGGCGCCTGGATCGACAAATCGATCTCGGCCCGCTGCCGGCGCTCAAAACCGCCGCCGCGCTGCCCTCCACCACCCTGGCCGACTGGAAAGCGCTACGCCGCCGCCTGGAAAACCTGCCAGCCACGGTGCGCCAGAATATCGCCCCGCTTGCCGCCGGCGCCTCGCTGTCGGTCTGGGCAGACGACCAGCGCCGCATCGACGCCATCTTGCAGCTGCAAGTCTCCACCAAACTGGCCGCCGCGGCCGCCGGCATCTTTCAAAGCGAAGCGCAAAAGCCGACGCTGACGCCGCCGGCGCTGGAGCAGATCGCCGGCGACGTGCGCGCCTCGCTGCAAGCCACCATCGACCAATGGCGCGCCGGGATGGCGTCCGCAGACGCGTACCCGGTGGTGGATGGCCTGCGCACGCTGGGCCTGCAGGTGCAGCAAAGCGCCGCCGCGCTGATCGCCGCCAAACCGCCGCTGCTGAAACGCAAGGTGGAGGCCGCCTGCAATCTGCGCCAGCTGGCCCACCTGTGGTATGGCGACAGCCAGCGCGCCGACGAGCTGCTGCGGCTGAATCCGCAGCTGTCGCAACCGAATCATCTGACTCCGGGAACCCTGGTCTATGGCTACGCCCGCTAAGCACGCTGTCAGCCTGCAAATCAATGGCCGCCAGCATGGCGACTGGACCCACTACGCCATCGATTCCGACCTGGCCATGGCCGCCGACGGCTGGCAGGTGTCGCTGGGCCTGCCCGGCGGCGCCTTCCCGCCCGACGTGGAGCCAGGCGCGATGGTCAAGGTGCAGGTCGGCGGCGAAACCGTGCTGCTTGGCCGCATCGACGACATCAGCCACAGCATCTCTCCCGGCAGCCACCAGCTGGCGCTGTCCGGCCGGGACCTGGCGGGCATGTTGTTGGATTGCAGCGCGCCCTTGTTCACCGCCAAGGGCATGACGCTGCAGGACGTGCTGGACAACGTGGTGAAGCCGCTGGGGATCGCCAACATCCGCGTCGACGCCAAGGCCCAAGGGCAGATCGAGAAGATCAACGTCGATCCCGGCAACAGCGCCTGGGACGTGCTCACCCGCGCCGCGCAGGCCAACGGCCTGACCGCCTGGTTCGACCCCGACGGCACCCTGGTGGTGGGCGGCCCCGACTACAGCCGGCCGGCCAGCGCGCGGCTGATCCTGCGCCGCGACGGCAAGGGCAACAATGTGCTGAGCCTGGCCGAAACCCGCTCCCACGCGCAGCGCTATTCCGAGCTGACGCTGCTGGGCCAGGGCCACGGCCAGGCATTGACGGCCGGCCGCCACGCCATGCGCCATCAAACCTTCGATTCCGACGTCTGCTACCACAAGCCGCGCATCCAGGTGGAGCCGGACGCCGCCAGCCCGGCCGAGCTGGCCGCCCGCGCCGACAAGATGCTGGCCGACGCCCGCCTGGCCGGCTACACCCTGACCGCCACCGTGGCCGGCCACCGCGACAGCCAGGGCGCGCTATGGACGCCGGGCCAGCGCATCGAAGTGGAAAGCGAGCCGCACGGCATCCACGGCACCTATTTCCTGATGGCGCGCACCTTCGAAGGCGGCCGCGGCCAAGGCTGCGTCACGCGGCTGACGCTGAAGGAAGACCAGTGCTGGATACCGGCGATGCGCGCCGGAAAACAAAGCCCCTAAACCCTTTATTGGCCACGGAAAAACACGGAAAGAACCATCAATGCCTCGTCATCCCCGGAAATCGGCGAAATTACGGAGAAATATAGGTTCTGATGGCGGTTCTATCGCGTGCAAAGCTCCATGTCTGATTTAATTTTTCCGTGCCTGCCGTGTGTTTCCGTGGCTATTGCTATGTTTTTCAGAATTAAAGGAAACCGCCATGTGGCATGAAGTAGACCAACGCATACGCCGCGCCTTCAGCAATGTGCGCCAAGGCTTCCGCGCGGCGCTGACCCACGTGGACAGCGGCGGCGGCGTGCAGCTGGCCCAGGCCGACGCGCTGGCCGGCGAGCGGCTGCAAGACGCCGAGCTGTTCCAGCATTACGGCTACACCTCCAATCCGCCGCCGGGCAGCATGGCCATGGTGCTGCCGCTGGGCGGCCGCAGCAGCCATAGCGTGGTGATCGCCACCGAGCACGGCAGCTACCGGCTGCAATCGCTGCAACCGGGAGAAGTGGCCCTGTACAGCGACGAAGGCAGCAAGATCGTGCTCAAACGCGGCAGAATCATCGCCGTGGAGTGCGACACCTTCCAGCTCAGCTGCAAGAACTGGCAAGTCAACGCCAGCGAGCAGGCCAGCTTCACCACCCCCGCCTTGAAAACCAGCGCCCAATTCATCGCCCAGGGCCAGATCAACGGCAACGGCGGCCTGGCCATCCAGGGCGGCGGCGGCGCCAGCGTCAACGGCGACATCAAGCTGTCCGGCTCGATGAACGCCAGCGGCGACGTCAAAGCCAGCGGCAAGAGCCTGGTCTCGCACACCCATGATGCACCGAACGGCCCCACCAGCCCGCCCAAATAAGCCGCGCCACTGACCGGCGTCCTCTGCCGCCTCCTTCCCCCATTCAGGAAAATAGCCATGGACCCACTATTGGACCCCGTCACCGGCGACTACGCCGGCGGCGCCACCGACACCCTCGCCAACGCCGTCTACCTCCGTCTGATGACCCCTCTGGGCGGCTGGTGGGCCGATGCTACGCTAGGCTCCCGCCTGCACGAACTGTCGCGCAGCAAAGACAGCAGCCGCATCGACCTCTTGGCCTGCCAGTACGCGGAACAGGCGCTGCAGCCGCTGCGACAGGACGGCCGCGCCAGCCGCATTCAGGTATCGGCGCAGCGGCAAGGCCTCGGCCGCCTGCTGCTGAGCATTGAAGTGGCCGAAACCGGCGGCCACATCCGACATTTCCAACATCAAGTGAGGATAGCCTGATGCCCCTGTCCACGCCCGACTTCGCCAGCATTCGTGACGCGCTGCTGCGCGACCTGCAAAACCTGCGCGCCGATGCCGCCACCGCGCCGGACAGCGACAACTTCGTCCGCGCCAGCGCCACCGCCGGCGCGGTGGAAGGGTTGTACCAGCACCAGAGCTGGATCGCGCGCCAGATCTTCCCCGACACCGCCGACAGCGCCTACCTGGAACAACACGCCCGCCTGCGCGGCATCGTACGCAAGCCGGCCACCGCCGCCAGCGGCTGGCTGCAGATCAACGGCGCGCCCGGCGCGCTGGTGGCCGGCAGCCTGCAAGTCCGCGTCGGAGACCAGCTGTACGTCGCGCAGCCCTTCGATGCGCAGGGCAAGCCGGCGCCGGACCGGCTGGACGCCAACGGCCGGGCCAGCTTGCCCATCCAGGCCAGCCTGCCCGGCAGCGCCGGCAATCAGCCCGCCAATCTGCCGGTGGAACTGATGCAGGCGCCTTCCGGCATCGCCAGCAAAGCCATGCTGCTGACAATGACCGGTGCCACCGACGAAGAAAGCGACCCGGCCCTGCTGGACCGCCTGCTGGAGCTGATCCGCCGCCCGCCCGCCGGCGGCAACCAATACGATTACCGCCGCTGGGCCATGGAAATCGACGGCGTCAGCGCCGCCTACGTCTACCCGCTGCGGCGCGGACCCGGCACCGTGGACGTGGTCATCACCGCGGACGGCAGCCTGCCCTCGGATAAAACGCTGGCCAAGGTGCAGGCCCATATCGAAGATTTGCGGCCGGTCACCGCCAAAAACTGCCTGGTGCTGGCGCCCACGCCGCGCCCGGTGGACATCGACGTGGCGCTGGATCTGGGCGGCATGGGCGCGGACGCCTTCACGCCGCTGCTGCAGCAAACGCTGCAAGCCTATTTCGCCGGCCTCGCGCCCGGCGAGCAGCTGGTCAAAAGCCGGATCGAAGCGATGATTTCCGACCTGCCCGGCGTGCAGGACCGCCAGCTCAACGCCCCGGCCGGCAACGTCAAACCGGTTTCCGACGCCAGCAAGGTGGAATGGCTGCGCCTGGGCCAACTGACGGTGAGGACGCTGAAATGATGCCGCAACCGCCCTACCAGGAATTGCTGGCCCGGCTGCTGCCGCCGGTCAGCTACCGCCCGGACGGCCCGCGGCTGCAAGCCGAACTGGCCAGCGAGGGCGCGGCGCTGGACCGCGCGCAAAGCTCTGCCCGCCAGCTGGCCGGCGCCGTCACCCCGCTGCAAGCCGAGGCGCTGCTGCCGGACTGGGAACGCGTCTGCGGCCTGACGCCGCCGCCCGGCGCGCCCTACCAGCAGCGTCAGCAGGCCGTGCTGGCCAAGCTGGCCGAAACCGGCGGCCTGTCCATCCCCTACTTCACCCGGCTGGCCGCCGGCATGGGTTACAAGATCCAGATCGCCGAGCCGCAGCCGTTCCGCGCCGGCGTCAACCGCGCCGGCCAGCAGCTGTGGAGCGAAGACATCCCTTGGGTGTGGCAGGTGACGGTGTTCGGCAGCAAGGTCCGTCCCTACCAGTTTCGCGCTGGCCAATCGCTGGCGGGCGAACGCCTCACCGCCTTCGGCGACCCCAGGCTGGAGGAAATGATCCAGGACCTCAAACCGGCCCACACCTTTGTTTACTTCGCCTACCAGCCGTAAGCCCGCGCTGCGAGCGCCCACTGCCCGCTCTTCTCCTCACCCGGCCCCGCCGCCAGCGGCAAGCCGCCTCCCATCCATTCCTCAGGAGCGCCCATGCAAGACCCCATCAAACCCATTCCCACGCCGGACCAGAAATTCCACGACGGCAACCCCGCCACCGGCGAGCTCGGCACCATCGTCAGCGCCGACTGGCTGAACAATGTGCAATCCGCCCTCCAGGCCACCCAGCAGGAAGTGCTGTCGGTGCTCAAGGACACCGGCCAAAACTCCGACCCGGCGCGCCAGGACCAGTTATTGCAGGCGGTGAAGAAAATCGCCTGGGGCGGCAACAGCAAGCCCACCACCCTGGCGGGGTATGGCATTACCGATGGTTTGACGCTGCGGCCCCAGCTCGGTGATCGCGTTGATTTGAACAACATCACGGACGATGGCCTCTACCACAACCCTGCCAACGCTTATGCCGTCAACGGCGCCAATTACCCGGTGCCATACGCCGGCCTGCTGTTCGCTTTCTCCGATGGCGAGATGGTCTACCAGCAATATCAGTCCTTCAACAATGCCGGCTGCTGGTACCGCTGCCGCTACCGCGGCAACTGGACCCAATGGCAAAAGCTGGCCGATGCCGCCACCACGTTGGCCGGCTACGGCATCACCGACGGCGCCACCAAGGCAGAGCTGAAAGCTGCAGTGGATGGATTGGTCAGCGGCGCGCCCGGCGCACTGAACACGCTTCAGGAACTGGCCGCGGCGCTGGGCAACGACCAGAACTTCGCCGCCACCATCACCAACAAGCTTGCTGGCAAGGCCGACAAGTCCAGCTCGCTGGCCGGCTACGGCATAACCGATGCACTCACCCAATCCCAAAGCGACATTCGCTACTTCCAGCGTATGGCCCGGCTAACTGCCAATAGCCAGTTCACCATACCGAATGGCGTGAACAGGATTTTCATCTCTGGTTGTGCAGGCGGTGGCGGCGGTGGCGGTAGCGCATCTAGTAACGGCAGTCTCATGGCTGCTGGCGGGGGTGGCGGTGCTGGAGAACACATCCTTAGTCAAAGCTTCCCAGTTAAATCTGGACAGGTTCTCAACATCACAATCGGTGGAGGTGGCAGCGGCGGCATAGGAGGTCCTAGCAATGGGACTGCCGGTTCCGTTGGAAATAGTGGGACCAGCGGGGGTAATACAATCATTCCGGAACTTGGCCTCAGCTTATCCGGTGGTGGCGGTGGCGGTGGTGGCAATACAAGTGGCGCATGGGGAAATGGCGCCGGCCCTGGTAACGGTGGTAATGGCATGCCTCCCGGTACAGTCGGCTGGAGTGGAGCGCAGGGTTCATTTTGCATGCCAGGTGGTTTAGGTGGTAGCTCCCCATTTGGCGGCGGTGGCGGCACTGTTTCTTGGTTCTGGGGTGGGGGCACTTCACAAAATGGAGCCGGGTTTGGATCTGGCGGAGGTGGCGGCTTTGCTGGCGGAAATGGTTCGGCAGGCATTGCCGGAGCAAATGGGGCTCCCGGCGTGATCATCATCGAATGGTAAGGAAAAATCATGAGCAAATTCGCCTACTTCAACCTGCAGGACGGTCGTGTCCTGCAATGGATTAACACTGAATCCCACAATTGCAATCTGCCTGATGCTTCATTGCTGCACCCTTGCACCGCAGCCGAATGGGCTAGCCGAACGCAGGGAGAAATGATGGTTCAAGATGGCATCGTACAACCCTATGTCAAGCTAGCTGCGAGTCCAGAGCAATTACGCTCCATCCAGCACGCTGCCATCCGTAATGGCTGCGATCAAGCGCTAAGCACACTACGCTTAGCCTACCCGGAACGCGAAGTAGATAGCTGGCCACAACAGGAAATCGAGGCGCGCAACCTAGCGGCCAATCCGATGGCGCCCACACCATTGCTAGCCGCTATCGCGCAAGCACGTGGATTAACCATCACGGAGCTAGCGGGCCGGGTGCGCGCCAAGGCAGATGCCTATGCCACAGCCGCCGGCAAAGTCATTGGTCTCAAACAGGCCTTGATCGACAAACTGGATGCCGTGGACATCAGATCACCAGATGCACTATCCCTAATCTCAGCCATCAGTTGGGAAATACCCCCGCAATAAGCTGACTTGAGAAAGCGATACTGTCTCTCAACAACCGCACCTTAGTGCGGTTTTTCATTATTCATGGCCATCCAATCAGCACTGACAGGCTTCTACTGCCGTATTGCCATACATCCACCCAAAATAGCCCCCATTCTCAATCGGCGACATCTTTCATCGGCCCCTGCGGCCGATTTCTCATTACCAGCGGGAGGCGCTTTCCATGCAAGACCAGCTCAAACCCATCACCAGCCCAGACGGCCTGTTCCATGACGGCAACCCCGCCACCGGGGAACTCGGCACCATCGTCACCTCGGACTGGCTCAACGGCGTCCAATCCGCGGTGCAAACCACTCAGCAGGAGCTGCTGACCCTACTCAAGACCAGTGGCCAAAGCCCCGACCCCTCCCGCAAGGATCAGCTGCAGCAGGCGGTGCAGAACATCGCCTGGGGCGGCAATCAAAAGCCAACTACATTGGCGGGATATGGCATTACCGATGGGGCGAGCAAGGCCGATCTGCAAAGCGCTGTCAGCAATCTGGTGGCCGGCGCGCCCGGCGCTTTGAACACTTTGCAGGAACTCGCCGCCGCGCTGGGCAACGATGCCAACTTCGCGGCCTCCATCGCCAAGCTGCTTGCCGGCAAGGCCGACAAAGCATCCACTCTGGCCGGGTATGGCATCAGCGATGGCGCGACTTCGACTCAAGTCAATGCCGCCGCGCCGGCTGGGATGGTGGCTTATTTCGCGATGAAGGATGCGCCGACCGGCTGGCTAATTGCCGATGGTTCAATGAAAAGCTGCAAAGACTATCCTGCTTTGTTCACTGCTATTGGGGCTATATTCGGTGGGGATGGCATAAAACAGTTCCAACTACCTAATTTACAAGGTGAATTCATTCGAGGTTGGGATAGAGGCCGTGGAGCCGACCCCGACTCCACGCGCGGTCTGGGTTCATTGCAAAACCATGACTTCTTAAGTCATAGTCATGCCAGCCCAACCACAAATGGCATCCCTACAACTCCCGGCAGAGAGGTTGGCACAAACATGGGAACAGGCATCGACTATGGCGATGGGGTCGGCCCCGTACCCACGGACAAGACCGGAGGAGCAGAAACTCGCCCCCGCAACATCGCCCTGCTCGCCTGCATCAAATATTGA